CTTTAAACACTCTTCTGTTCATGGCTAGGCCCCGGTAACTTATCATTGCCGTCAACTAGTGAGTGGACCACGTCTCGGTGGCCCCCCCGCGTCCCGTCCTGGGCATCCGCCCGGTTGGGTAAAAGTGTCTTCAACCTCTTGATCGCCATATAAGAGTATAGATGACACCTTCCGGCGAGTGATGGTACTATAAGTACTAGTTTCGGTTCCCCTCTGTCCAGTGCTCATCGCGTTGCAGCCGGGCTTATGAGCGGAAGGCTCACACCCTACCCGTTTATAACAAGAGAACCGAATACTCTTTGGCAACCATAATACCTTAACTGTGATGAATATCTTAACAATCAAGGATATCACGGCTGCAAAGGTTTCTCAGGCTTGGGCCTCGCTCCACGACTTGTGGGGCATGACCCATATCCTGCTCCTGTCAGTCGGGTTAAGTGAACTACTGGGTCCTTTCAAGGAGTTAGTGACTCGGATCCAAACCTTAGGACGCAAGTCAGGGAAGAAATTCCTCTGCCTTTATCTTAAGGAGTGTGTTCGAATCATGATTCATTTCCTCAACCGAGATGAATACACCTGCCGACCAGGCGGTGTGATTGTCAAGGTTTGTCGAAGTGGTCTACCCAAGATCATTCCATGGCCCCTTCGGAAGATTCTCCTTGAATATATTCAAGGAAGAACTCTAAAGGGGACCTTGGTCCTACGTTGTACACTAACGGTTCTTTCCCTTTACCGCGTCTTACAGTTCCGATGTCTTCCTAACTTGTCATCAATTACTGATGAGTTCCGAGGTGTCTCTGACACTCTCGAGAACAAGGAACTCGGTACTGTCTTGGCCTGGTTCCCTAAAATCTTTCTGGGTCCATCAAAGATGGTCCTTTCAGAATCTAAGGGTCCTAATGGTCCAAGAGCGACTTGGTTCGCCGGAGCGGATGCTATCGCCCTAGGGTGGAACACTAGTGTTCTCATCCCTTGGATCCGAGTAGCAGTCCGCCTTCGACGTTGGGCGCTGTTAGCTTGGCTCGTATTCATCCTAGTCCTGGTTACACCTGTTCTCCCGATCATGTACATGCTGAAAGTGTCATTACCTACAACTCTAGGTCGTCTCTCGACGATCAAAGAGGCTGCAGGGAAACGACGGATCATTGCGATTACAGATTGGTGGACTCAAACTCTCCTAAAGCCTCTCCACACGGGCATTAGTAACATGCTGAAGTTAATTCCTCAGGATGGAACTTTTGACCAGTGGAAGCCTCTGGAGACTTGGGTCCTCCCCCGGATTCTCTGGGGGCCAAAGCGTTCTCGTTCGATCTTTCATCTGCCACGGATCGTTTACCAATTAACCTTCAAGTCCAGATTCTGGATCATTTCTTTCCCAAATTGGGATCGATTTGGAAGGCGTTGTTGGATAGAGATTGGATCTTCCAGAAGAAGGCGATTCGATATGCCGTAGGACAACCTATGGGTGCCTACTCTTCGTGGGTAATGCTCGCTCTCAGTCACCATGTGATTGTTCAGCTTGCTGCTCTACGAAGTGGATGGACATCTTGGTTTCCTCACTATGCCCTGCTCGGGGATGACATTGTCATCGCTGACGAGGCAGTGGCACTACACTACCAGAGTATTATAAAGACTCTTGGTGTGGAGATCAATCTTGGTAAATCTATTATTTCCCAAGTTGGTCTGATTGAATTTGCTAAACGCTGGGCAACCGGTCTGCATGGTGAGATTTCTGCTTTCCCCCCTGGATTACTCCTTGGGGTGTGGCGAAATCGATTCATGCTCCCGATAATGGTCCTTCATCTAGTCAACCACAATTGGTTACACTTTCCTAGCCAGTTGATAAACGCACTTGAGTCGCTTCGTCCAATCCTTCGTATTAGACCGAAGTTGATGACTCTTATGCTTGCTACGTTACTCGGTCCTTCAGGCCTCCTTAAGTGGGATCAAAGCCATTTGACGGTTTATGCCGATAAATGGTTTTCGATGATCACCGGAGGACTGAAAGGGTCCGCCATAGATTTCGTGATCCGAGCATCCATAATGCTCGTTACGGAATATGGTGCCGAGGTTAAGGATCGGGCTCACAGAGAAATGGAGTACTTCATCAATAACTGGATGAATATTCCCATTCTTCAGTGTAAGAACCCAATTGTAGCAGGGACTTTATCTATCCCTCTTATGTTGGCTTCTCCTGGATTTTATGTCTACGCTCTGAGCTTGTGGAAATCCATCAACGATGGGCTTTCTGCATCCTTAAACTTAGCTGGACTGACTGGGGCTGCAAAGCCATCAGAAGAGTCCATTAAGTTTCAGCTCCTAGAGATCAACTCGCTCGCATCCATTTCATGGAAGCGGAAAGCAATCGTCAAGGAACAATTTAAGGCAATGAGTGACTTGATAAGAGTCATTTCATTTGAGATCGCAATAGACCTCCAAGGATCGGGACCCTTAGTGGTTATCGAGACCCCAGCTGTTGACCCATCTGAGGACTTACCACTCAGAGAGCAATAGACTGCTGGCAGGTGAAGGAGTGACTCCTAATCGGACGAACTTCTTACAGCCCATCCGCGTCGGACAGCGCCCTTGGCGGCTTAGCCAAGAGACTGTGACCAGCAAGGAAGGGACCTCCCGGGAACTAAAA